TTGCAGAGCGTTTACCGCTGTTTGTTTGATTTTAAGAAACTCCGTCCCCATTTCGCGGAACGGTTTCAGCGCGTCCGACATATCGGGCAGTTTGAACGTCGCCGCGTTCTTTTTAAGTTCTTCAAACTGCTTCATTAGTTGAGGGTTAAGAGCGATTTCCTCCATACTCTTTCCCATAATGTCAAGCGCGGATTTTACCTTGTACGCTTCCTCTTTCGGAAGCCCCATATTGCGGGCGAATTTCACCAATTCATCATCAGACTTCGCAAGCCCGCTTGTAAACTTCAAAAGCCCAAAGGCGGCGGTTGCGGTAAAACCCGCAACCGCTATGCCCGCTTTGGCGAAATTCTTGACAATACCGCTTGCTAATTTTCCTACTTTGCTTTCAGCGGCTTTGGTCGCTTTATCGAGTTGCTGTGTCATATTGTCTTTAAGACCGAGAGCAACTAAAAACTCCTTTAATACCAAGAATCTCACCTCGCTTTCTATTGGGTTTTAATTGTGTCTTGTAACCTCTTTTCGTTTTCCGCTGATATGAGCGTCATTTCGTGGTAATCTGCCAAATCGTCAAGAGTGTACGTGCCGTCCCATAATTCGTGTTGTTGCCAATGCTTTGACATTACGGGAGCAAAAAGGTATTGGTCTACGTTCTTCGGCTCGGCAATTAGGAAGAAAACAGGGGGGACATAATCGAACCCAAGCGGTTCCCGTCTAAAAAATCCCCCGCACCCCACAAAACCGCCTCGCATACAAGGCGCAGTACAAGAACCGCGTCGTATTCAACGTCCGTTACGCCGTATGTGCCGTCCGCGTTCATCACCTGCGCGTCGCCCGCCGGAAGCACCTCATACACGCTCTGTAAAGACTTCTGCATAATGTAATCAAGGTCGGCGGGCGATACTTTGTCGAGTAAATCCGCTACGTTTTCGAGCGAAATGTAGTTGCTGAAATTGGCGAGTACATTGTCGATAGTCATACCGCCTTTTTTTGCTCCGCTCAAAAGAGGGATAAAGTTTTGAAAGACGGGGAGAATTTTCGCGATGAGAACCTTTGCGATTTTCAACCCGTCCATTGCGGTGTACTTGTTTACCTTAAACTGCCGCGATGAGATAATCCGATATTCCGGCTTGGGCGGGTTTTCCTCGTCAACCTCGCCGACGAAAGGTATTAACTCACGTTCGCTAATCGTAATGCTTTTCTGAATTATTCGTGCGTTCATTTTTTATCCCCTTTCTTAAACTCCGGCGATTGTTTGGCAAAGGTATGCAAAAGATACTTGTTGCCCCGCCGATTGATATGCCGCGTCGGGTGTTTTTTGCGGCGAAACGCCTGTGCAAGTGATGTTCACGCCCATAACCTTTGAGGTTATGGAACAGACAGCTTGCGTAAACTCGTCGGACGAAGCAACTTCAAGATACTGGTTTAATTTCCTTAACCAGTTCGCGCCCGCGCTTGTCTGCTGTACAACGAGCGTGAGTGTGCCGTTTCTCGCTTGGATTTTGCTTGTCATAACAGAGCCGTCGGAAGCGAGGTCGTGTGCGCTTACGTCGGTCGCTCGCGCCACGGTCGCGGAAACTATGCCCGCGCCTGTCAGCGTTACTGTTCCCTTTGACGGGTGCGTGAAAACCACCGCCAAATCCTCGAACGCATAAGTCGTATGATTAGGTGTGTGCATTGCTCATTCTCCTTTCTTAGCGGTTTACGTTGATTTGGATAACAACGTAGTGGATTGCTCCCGCGAGTTTCAGCGCGATATATATGGGCGGTGCTTTACGCGCTTCGCGGTCGGCGGGAACTTGGTCGTCGATTGCTTCGCTCAAAACAAGGTAGCCTTTTTCAATCGCGTCGCCCTGTTCAAGCGTGAGGAAACCCGGCGCGTTCCATATACCCGGCGCGGCAAAGCCTATACGCACCGCTCTTTCAAGGTCGGGTATAAACGAGTTTATAATCTGCGTCACGCCCGCTTCGGTCTGCGGCACTTTTGTCGTTTTATTCAGCAAGTCGCTGACTGACAACTGAATGTAGTTTGCAAGCATATCGAGGTTTATCATCTCGTCAAACCACGTCCCGTCTGCCATTGTGCCGTCCTCAAACCAGTTGTAAGTCGCGCCGCGATTGATATACACGTTGCCGAACACCGCTTTCGCGTCGGAAACTTGCGCTTCCGTAAGCGCGTCAACGGGAACGCCGACGAGTTGTTTGAATTTGAGCGTGAACGCGCTGTTTACAAGCCCCGTGTTCGCACCCATAGCCCAACCGAGAACGGCGACGGCGATATTGACGTTCGTGCTTACAACGCCGAGTGTGCGACGGTATGAAAGCCCTTTAAGGCTCGCCATTGTCGCATTATCGACCGTCGCAAACATAACCGACGAGGGAACAAGTGCTTCAACCGTCGCCGCCGCGTCTATGAGGTCTGACATCGTGGGTGCGGCAAACGAGCCGTTCTGAACACCCCCAATCGGAACAACGCCATACCATTCGCGGTTAGCTACGCGACAAGCCGCGATTGCTTCCGCGAGGGTTTCATTTGCGCTGTCCCAAAATCCGATTGCCACCCTGCTCGGTCGCGAGGATTGAGCGAAATAAATCTGCGCCGCTTGGTATTCGGGAGTAGCGGCGGTGAACCCCGCTTCTTTCATTGAATCAAGGCTTGAATATACTGCCACGCGGTTGTCTGCGTTCAAAACGCTACTGTCCGCGAGTATCAGCGATAAATTAAACCCTATTCTTACAGCGGCGCGAGCGGATAAGTTTATTATGACGTTTACAACGTCGTCCAAAGGTAATACTGCCATTTGATTGCTCCTTTCAATTTCCCGTTGGCGGGAATGTTTTGTTTCCGGCTTTGAACGTGATACTTACTTCTTCGATATTGCCTACTGTGTTTTCGCGTTCGATACGGATATAGGCGTAGAACGTCACGGTTAAGTCGCAACGCTTTACCCATTGGGTGTTTATTGTGTCGTGCGTCTGCACGACGGCGGGTATGCCTGTTTTCGGGTGTATACTATTACGCCGAAGAAGTTCTCGGGCTGTCGCGCCGTATATCCCGTCGCGGAGTTGCCGCGCCCGGTCGTAAGCGTCCTGCCCGTAGCAAGAAAAAACGACGGCATATTCCTCGGTGGTTTCGTCCTCTTCGGTCATATCGTCGCCGTCTTCCGCGCCGTTCTCGAAATTTATATGGTGCTGTTGCCCGTAGCCGTCGTCCGTGGGAGTAACGTAAACGTAACAGACGCTTTGCGTAGGGTTGTGCGTCGGTGCGCTCCCGGTTGCAGACCCCGCGCCGTATGGTATACGGACTGCGCTGTTGTCCGTGTCGGGTATGCCGAGCGTGAGCCGCGCAAGCGAAACCATTAAATCCTCGAACTCGGCAAGCGTTTTATTAACCGTCATTCGCTATCCCCTTTCAGACTGGCGTATGCTCGCGTCCACCCTCCGTGTTGCCACGGACTTACTTGTAAAACCTTGTAAAGCTGTCCTCGAAATTCTATCTCGTCGGAAATCTGAACATTTACGTTGTTTTCGTCAAAATTATCCGTGATGAAAATATCGTTCGGCTGACGGCAGAAGAATTTCATAACGCCTTTTTCGTCGTCGCCTATGTCAAGCTGTTCAATTTCCTTTACTGTCGCGGGTTGCACCGCTCCGTAAAAAGACAGACGAACGGGGTCGCTTACCGTGAAACGCGCATTATTCCATTGCCCCGTCCTGCGCAGAACGGTATAAACCGACGCGAAATCGGGGTCTTCAATCAATTCACTTACGTCAATCACCGTTTTACCTCCCGCACAACATAGGTTATAGATTTACGCATTTCGCCTGTGTCAATGAGCGGCTTTGCTTTTGTGTTCTTTGCGGCTTCATTGGCTTCGGCGTACAGTTTTTTGCGCGTTTCCGAATTTTTGGCTTTTCTCGCTCTTGCCCTTAAATTACGGATTGCGGGTGTTTTTCTCGCGACCGTTTCCGGCTCGTTCGGTTTCCACCCGTTAGCTGAATCAGTAAACCATTTATACGCGATACCCTGCCCATACTGCCCCGCGTGTTCAAGGGCGGGAAGAACCCCCTCTTTATTACCGTCCAACGCTGTGTCAATCGCTTTCTTTAATTCTGCGGACACGCGCTCTTGATTGTGTTCTATCGCGGGTTCGAGAACGGGTCGCGGAGGTATACCGTTGGCGGGTGAACCGTTGGTGTGGATAAACAGTAATTCGGCATTGTCTACGGGAGAATCTCCGTTACGGTTTTTCGTGTTTTCGGGTATGCCGATTAAAACCTCGTGGCTTTTAAGAAACTCCAACGATTCCATTATTTCTTTATAATTCTCATCGCTTTTTTGAACGCTTACCGAAATATCCATAATATCACCACACTCTCATACCGCCGAGATTGTACGCCTTTGCGAGCGTCAAGAATTGTATGCCGTACTCGGTCGTTTTCCAAGCCGCCCAACCTTCAAGGTCGGATATTGCCGCGCTGTAATCGTAGCTTACGCTCACGCCGTCAACGCTTTTCGACGCGACAAGTCCTCTCGTTTCAGCCGCTTTGATTACAGCCGCCGCGCCGCCGTCGGGGTTAGGTGTCATTGTCCGCATATAAAGTATGAGAAAGTGAGCAATAACAAGGCACAAGCAAACTTTCCAACTCTCGTGATACCGCGCAATGTTGACAATACTGCTCGCGAAACCGATATACATCTCTAACACTTCTTCCGGCACAAGCGGATTGCCGTCGCCGCCCCAAAACTGCGGATAAACCGTCTTAAAATCGGCAACGGTAAAGGGCGGGTTCTCCCCCGCCCTTATATTCGACGCTCCGGCTATAATGTTTCCAGCTGTTATCATTTTTTCTTACCCGTTCCCGTTTTGACTGCGACGGCTTCACCGCCGTCGGGCGGGTCTTTCGTTTCGCCGCCGTCGTTGTCACCACCGTCGGGAGCGGGCGGCTCGTTATCGAGTGCGGGCAGTTCCGGCGGTGCGGGCGGCTCATCAGACTTCGGCAGTTCTAACGCCGCTTGAATGTCTTTGTCCTTTGCAGACACGATAGAGGTAATAGTGCCGTCCTTGCAGAGGGCTTTGAAATACCAGTGTTTTTCTACCCATTGAGGTATCTCGCCAATCCACCCCGCTTTTGCGGAGAACTCCGTGCCATTGTCGCTGACTATCTTAATAGTCTTTTTGGTGTTAATAAACATTTCGTTTTCCCTCCTTAAATCCCGTCAAAATAGTTGATTGTTTGGAAGTAGAAAATCTCCACTTCGCTTATATTCGCCATATAAACGCTGTCAAAAGAGAGAGCGGATATATTCGGTTGGGTCATTGCACGAGCGAGCGGAACAAGTTCTTCCTTAGTGATAAAGCGGTCTTTATGAACGTAAGTCACCATTCTGTCAGTGCCGCCCGCGCCCGCGCCCTTGTTCCACATAGTCGCACCGATAAACAAATCGCCGCCGTTCTTGGTCGCTACGTTGTTTTCCAAAAGGAACGTCAAAATAGTCTTTTCCGCTATGGGCGACACTTTTGTGGTGGCGATATAGTTGTACTGGTCATACGGCAACAAAATGTGATTCGGAATAGCCGACAAATCATATTGAGCCGCCGCCCACCCCGCGAGTATCGCGCTGTTGACATCGGTCAGTATTTCATCGGGGGTTTTTCCGTCTTGCCACTTCGTTCCACCGTATGCGCCAGTTGCCACGTTCTGCGCCAAAACATTAGGATTATTCAGCAAACCAGTTGTACCGAACTTCGTAATGCCGACGTAGGTATTCGTTTCCATGTGCTTGTCGTAGTTGAGCCGTATGCCGTCGGTCAGCAACTGGTCAAGACTTCTGCCCGTGACTTGCTGACGTTGCATATCGACGAACATAACCCGCATAATAGACGAATAAATGTGGGTGCGAAACACGTCGCGCCCGAAGTTCGCCTGTATGACGGGAACGGCGTTTGCACCTCCCGCGTGTACCGCGCCGTCGCCGCTACCTCCGGCAATACCGTAGTCAATGTTCAAAGCAGAGATAAACTCTACCCAACCGCCGCCAGTTTTAATAGGAATGTCGCGGGGATAGGTTACGCTTGTCAGCGGTTCTCGAATTTTCGGGTCGCGCTTTTCAAGTTCGGAAACGAGGAACGCGTTGCCGTTCGCAATAGCCGCGTCGTTCATTTTAACGGGTGCGCCGGACTGCGGGCGAACTCCAAAACCGCCCGAACCGCCGCCTATAATGCCCGCGTCATAAGTGCCTACACTTTTTGTTCTCATTATATTTTTTCCTCCTTATGCGTTATTGCGCGTAAGCAAAACGAGTTCCGCTACGCCGTTTGCGTCTACGCCCCCGCCCCATTGAGCGTTTGTGAGTAAGACGTTGTTTGTTCCGTCGGCTACGGCTTCAAGGTCGCCGACCGCTTTGCCGTTGTCGGCTACAATGCGAACGTAAACGCCGCCGCCGACAACGGGTGTGCCGACCTTGCAAAGCACGGATATACTTCCGCGTTGGAACACGGAAACCGCTTCATCGGGTGCATATTCCGCGCCGCTGTCTTGGTCGAGATAACTCAACATTGTTTTTGTTTCGCGGCTTGCGATACCGACGAACGCGGCGGCGGTAAATGTATTGTCGGAGGGTTTTACGCCGCCGTCTGCGCCATTTACAAGTACCGTGCCGAGCAGAATGTTCCCGCCGCTTGTGTTCGGGCGAGTAGTGATAATGCTGTCGGGAGTGCGGGCATAATTTCCCGCAAAACCGAAGTTAAGGGATTTCCCTATGGTTTTTCCACCTGCCATAATTATTTATCCTCCTTTTTGATATGCGGATTACGCTTGTCGTAAGCCGCTTGACGTGCTTCCATATCGCCAAACGTCGGGGAAGCGTCGGTCATTTTCTTCGCGGCTTGCTGTTTCCCCGTAAGAATTGCGCCGTAGCTTCCTTTCGGCGTTGTGGGCGTTATACCGTATGCCCTGCGTATAAGCCCCGCCATAGCGTCGGAAACTTGACGGCGAGCCGTCGGGTCTTTGATTTTCGCCAGTTGAAGTTTGGCTTTTGCGATTGCGTCGCGAGCGTCGCTTGCGTTTGAACTTTCGCCGGGTTCTTCGTCTGCGGTCGGTTCTTCGTCTTTTTCTTTTTCCTCGCAGTCGAGCGCGGCTTCGCCGTCGCTCATTTCCTCGACGGGTTTCGTGACTTTTTCCTCGCCCGTGGCAACGACTTCTTTTTCAAGTTCGTCAAGCGGGTCAGCGTCGGGGGTTTTAGAAGCTAACGC